TAATTGTTCTTGAAACTCTGCGTCAGCAGTAATTTCTAAAGCTTCCCATTTCATATTTCCGTAAAACGCAGAGAAATATAATTTAGGATAACCTGTAACCATTAAGTAATGTTGTATTTGTGCTTTGTATTTGTCAGCTTGTTTTTTAGAATTTGTAAACGCATTAGTGTGCTTACATTCTAACAAAGCTTTATCATCACCTAATATTAAACCATCAACGTGTGCATACATATGAGGATAATCTTTATGAAAGAAAGTTTCTTGTCTTCCAGTAACTTTTAATCCTGTTTGTTTCTCAAACCATGCAATGTTAAATGGTTCTGTGTGTACACCCATCTGTACTGGTAACACATCAGACAAATCTACAGGTTCGGCATCGCCTGTTTTTTCTAACCATAATGTATGCCATTCACCATTGTATAATTTGGTGGCATCACTACCACCAATACCTTGTTTTCTATCAAAGTCTTTTTTCATATAGTTCCTCCTATTTTATAAAAATGCTTATCTTTCTTGTGTACTTCTTTTAACAATATCTCGAACCTTGAGGCCCAAAGTTGTTGCACCTTTACGTTTGATTTTTTCCCATTTTTCTTTTTTTTTCTTTTCATGTTCTAACCTCAACCTTTCTATTTCATTAACAAACTTGTAGGGTAGAGTACCTTTCAAGATCATTGTTGCATTGTGATTGTAAACATCGTCATTAAATTCTATTTCTTTGTAGAATTTTAATAGCCTCATCCTAAAAGCTTGTTGCCTTATATGAGGTGCTGCGTAGTCTATGTTAGACTTCTTCTTTAGTGTGAACATCGGTTTCCTTTACTGTAAATGTATTTTCTTTAGCTTTTTCTAAAAGATCATTTAAAAGTTTTTCTTTAGTTTTAAATTTATCTGTTATTGATTTAGCTTTAGTAAGGTAATGAACAGCATCTAAAAGTTCTTCTATTGTTTCAGCAATCCATTGGTCTAACGGTCTTTCGTTAGACTCCATTGTCTTACCAAACTTGTCCATACCTTGTATGTGTCGATCAAGAATTAACTTAACAACTTCATTTACTATAGGATCGTTTGTTATATCACCTGGATTAAGATCTGGGTTGATTGTCATTGTTTTGCACCTTTGGTTTTAATTGTATCGTCATTTGTAGAGCATCTGCCCAACAGCAGAATAACCATCCACTAGGTTTTCGAATGCCACATTCCCATTTACTTACTAATCCTTTTGCAACTCCCAAAATTTCATCCATCTCTAATTGAGATATGTTAAGTTTTTTTCTAGCAGCTACAAATTGTGGGATTAAAGCATTGTGGAATAAAGGGCCTAAAGCTTCATTAGCCATTTGTACCTCCATTTTTTTGATTTGCTCATATAATCACAATACGCACAAAACATAAAATGTCAATACAACTACTGTGTGTAGAGTATGGTTAAACTACACACAATAGGGTGCTAGAAGACTGTCAGCATTTGGATACCTATCTAGCTATTAAAGACTTAAACATATGACTATGATGCTTTAAATTCGGCAGCAATATTAATGACTTACATCTGTAAGTTGATGTTTTAGTTCATTAAATACACTAAAATTTCTATCTTGTTTCCAAAGACCTTGCATATTAGCTTTGGAATTAACATGAAATAATATTGTTGTATGATCTAAACCTAATTTATGACCAATAGTTGGCAATGAATTATGAGTTAATTCACGCATTAAATTTATAATCATAGACTTTGGTATAATTATATATTGTTGTCTAGATCTACCTAATATTTCAGTCATTGATATTTTAAAATAATCACAGACAACTTTGCAGGTGTCTTCAAATATATTTGGATTGTTTTTTATTTTAGTGTGAATAGGAGGTACATATTCAATCAAAGGATTTTTGCTTTTTTCACTTTCTTTAAAACCTGCTTCAAATCCTAATTGATATATACGTTGCTCTTTGTCAGATAACAAATCGTAAGCAACTTTTATTGCATATATAAATTTATTTTGATCTAATTTGTTTATGTGTTTTTGATAAAGTTGTTTTATTGTCATGTGGTACTTTCCATTTTGGGTATTTAGTATTTAATATAACTAATAATCTAGCATAAGCTGTTACACCATTTTTATCATTCATAAAAATTCCAGCTTTTACTAAATCTTTAAATAATTCATTTACTAACATTATATATTTCCTTTTCTTCTTGAAGCTTCTAATGTTCTCCAAACTTCTATTTTCATTTCAGCTGTTCGTCTTTTATTTTTAAGTTCTAACAGCTCTAAATTAATAGTATGAAGTTTGTTAATATGGTTTTTATAATTAGGGGATGCATAGAAATCTTCAGTAGCTTTTGATACTGATACTTCTGACCCACTAATAAATATTCCTTTAATATTTTTAAGCATATCTTCACCATATGAAATTTCTGCTTGTAATTTAGAATATGTTTCGTCTGTTGATGCTAAATAAGTTAGCATTTTTTCAATGTCCATACATGCTCTCCCATTGTTTGCTGCTAAGCATATTTGCTACAGCTTTTTCTCTTTTTCTTGATACGTTGTAAACTGATCCTCGAGTGATTGGGTGTGTTGCCCAGTCAGTCGCTGTTTGGTAAACTGCAAAAAGTGTACTGCCGTACCTGTCATTATATTTACACCATAAATTATCCAAATGATTAAGGACAAGAATGCTGTCATGCTCAATATCCAAACCTTTTTTATAAGGCTTGGCAGCGAGTGTTTTTCTAAATAGTTCTGTAACATCTGATGTATTTACCTTTCGTTGTAACATTTTGAACATTTCATTACCTAGATCTTCATGATCTTGTAATCCAGATCTAAACTCTGAAACAGAATATGAAATATCTTTTCTAGAGCTGTGTTTATTGTAAACAGTAAAAGTCCAATCTGGTCTAACCATACCGTTCATGCACCACATATACATTGAAGAAAACATTATTTGTTGGCCCCATTGACCATCAAGTGATGAGTATATTCGTATCTGTGGAATTATTTTTTCTTGTTGACCTTTGTGTTTAAAGGATTCTATTTGAATATCTTTATTCCAAAAGTTAATATCACGTCTATATTTACGACCATTTGCGTACACATGGTCTTGAGTAGTAATTTCAAATTCTTCCCAATTTGGTAATGCTTCTCTAATTACATCGTTAACTTTTTCAGCTAATACTGAATAAGGTCTAACAATATAATCTTCTGAATGAATACCTAATAGTTGACCAGTATCTTTTCTTACTAAAGCATATCTATTTACTGATTTATTAAAATCTTCATTACCTGCGTTAACTTCATCATTATAATAAAGTTGTTTTTTCTCTACATCAAAATACGCACTTTGATCTATTGTGAGTAGATTGTTTGGCAGCTCTTTGTTAATAGCTAAGTTATTCATAATACCTCTTTCTTTCTTATGTTTCTAGCTCCCTCTATTGGGGGAGTTAGTATTAGTTGGCATGAAGTGAACCTTATCTTCACACCAACTATTCAAAGGTGTATTTTTTTATTCCCAAGGGTAATACACAAACCTTGTGTTTATACATCTTGCGATGCCTAGAATTTTTCGTATTTCTCACGCAAATAAACTTCTACTAATGTCTTAATAATTTTAGACATAGGAAGTCTTTCACTAGCTGCGTGTTCTCTTAATCTTGCATGTAAATCTTTACCTAAACAAACACCCATAACTCCGTATTGTGCTGCAACACTAATACTTTTTGGTTTTTGTTTATTTAATTCTGCATCTATTTGATCTATATTCATTTCTTACCTTTCTTACGTTTTGTTTTTTTACTTGGGTACACAGTTTCTGATCTAAATGTATTTAACCATTTTTTATGTTCAGCCATTGTGTGTTTTTTATTTGTTATTTTTGTTTTCATAATTAAAACCATTCGGCAGCATCAGCTACTTTCCATTCTACTTTTTTCTTTTTATATTTAATGTTACTGCGTTGAGCAAAATCTATTGCTTCACTTTCTAAAACAAATACTTGGTTAGTAAATAACTCCCATGTATTATTTTTATTCCAAATGATGCAAAAGATTGTTTGCATTACCAACTACATTCGTATGTTAATATTTCACCATCTTTTAAAGCTTGTTTACATTCAGCAACAAATTCTAAATCTTGTTCTTTATATTCTTTGACAGATTCTTCTTGAAACTGTTGGCCCCAAAAAAATCCATCAGGACAAAAATAATTCATAAAGCCATTGTTCACAGCTTCTTCTAATTTTTGTACTACATCTTCAGTTAAATCTACTGGTTTATCACCATTATTAAATCCTAAACTTGGAATACCACTACTATCGTATTCTATTTTTGGATTTTGTTCTTTATGCATAACTGACATAAATTGTTGAAGTCTTGCATGTTTTCTCCATTCACGACTTCCTGCGTATTGATCTAATCCCATGTTATTATCCTGCGTTATTTAGTTTATATTCGTATCTAGCTTCTTCAGCTTTTTCGATGTAATCGTGAATTTCAAAAATAGTTGTAATGCCTAATTGTTTTAAACCTGCAACATAAGCATCAGTATCTATTTTGCATTCACCATAGTCTGAAACTAATTTGTCAATTTGTTCTGTAAATAATACATCAGTACTTGTCATCGTTGTCCTCCTTTAAAAGTTGGTAGCATTGCCCATAATGTAAATATGCCAAATGCAGCCATTATAAATCCAAGTACAAAATCAGCATGAACAAGTACAAGCACTCCTAAAAATGCTATAACAAATCCAATTAGTAATAATGCTAATCTCATAATTAAATCCATGATTTAGTTTGTTTAGTTTCTTTACGTTTTAGTTCGTAAGGTAATTCGACAGTATCTGGCATATGCTTTGATATTGCATAGCAAAGACCTAATACTATTCTGATTGGCATCATGATTGCTATCCAAATCCATTTAGCAGCAACATTCATTAACCAGTTTTGTAATCGTTTTAACATTTGCACCTCCATTAAGTTATTATGATTATTGATTATCAAAAACGCACATTGTGAGTATCTGATAGCAGGGCTTACTGTCGTTGCACGACACCCATAATTTAACGATCGAAAAATTACCAATGATTGGCATCCGTGTGTAAGCCCAGCAATCAGAGATGGTACTCGGCAGCACCATCAATTTAGTTTTGCCTGTGTGTAGTTTAGAATAATTCTAAATACGATAAAAAAAGCCCCATATCCTACGAATAAGATACAGGGCTTAAGTTTATTATTTAACTAATTTTAATAACTGAGATTTTATCATATCTTTCTCAGCTTTCTCAACATTGTTAGGATCAACTGCTGATTTTCTATTAGGAACTGGGATATATTTCTTACCAAATATTTCCTTGTACTTAGCTTCTAATGTATCAACAATCAAACTTGAACGTCTAACATTTAATGTTTGAGCTTGTAATATAAACAACAACGATGATAATTTACCTTTGGTAATTTCTGTACCAACATCATCTCTTGTTGCTTGTTTTACTTTCTCTTTGGTTTTATCTAATGACATCTGACACATATCATTATGTCTATATAAACCACCATAGATTGTGTCAAAATTCCATTCTGCAATCTTAGACCAATCTTTGCAATCTATATAAGCTGTAATAGTACCATCTATCATAGCATTGATACCATCAACCATAGTCTTCTCAGCCTCATCTAATACTAATTCCATATTAGCTAGTCTTGAGTCTGGATCATCTCTGTATGTTTCTGCACTCATTATTGTACTCCTTCCATGTTAGTTAATTCACAATCAATAACAGCAATCTTACTATCATTGCCATCAGCTACTGCTTCATCTCGCAAGTTAGCCAACTCCTCAACTCTTTTGATATTCTTACTATCTTTAGCGATAGCATAATATTCTAACATATCGTCTATAGTCATATTTACCTTTCTAGTTATATTAATTAATTACCCAACTAGCTGTCACTTACGGGGTAAGGGGTGCAGTCATCACGAGGTAAACTAAATGTTACTTGCGATCCTGTGTCAGTCAAAGACGTGCAGGGTTCACCCCTGCGACACAGAGATCTGCAATGTACATTTAGGCAAACTCGATGATACAAGCACCTAACACCCCGTGTGTGTGAGGGGCCCATAGCAATACTGAGTAACGCAGAAACATCACCGTTAAGGTGAAGATGTTTCGAGTAACGCAAGGGTTTCTCTTTTCTCCAATAGCGCAAGAGGATGCCTAGAAGTTGGTTTACCAACTGTCAGGCGAGTCTTTAGCGAATAGGGATGACGACCATAGGAGTCAGACCAAGAGAGAAAATTGCGTATGGGATTATAAGCATCCCTTTAGGGATTCATTCTAATTAAGCGACAAGGATCGTTACCCGAAGGGCCATGACCTTAGGCATGGGGGCTTTAGCCCTAGAGCCTGGCTGTCGCACAACATGTAGTATTGTGAGTAGCTATCTGACACTAAACCATTAATATAATTCTTGACACTGCAATTCTTGATCTATAGTTAAGAAGGGGCAGAATAATATAAACGTATTAGGAGCTACCGAATGACAGATCTTACAGAGAAACAGAAAGCATTAGTGGATACTATCGTAGCTACTGGATGCTCTATCAAGGAAGCAGCAGAAAAGGCAGGATATTCAGCTAAAGGAAGCAAAGAAGCTGGGAGAATAAGTGCTTCTCGCACACTACGTTTACCAAAGGTACAGACTTATATGCAACAGGTCGTTGCTCAAAGTCTAGGACTTGGTGCAGTAAGTGCAAGTAGGAAGATGATCGAGCTATCTAGTGGAGCTAGGAGTGAGTACGTTCAACTAGAAGCAAGTAGAGATATACTCGATAGGGTAGGATTGAGAGCACCCGATAAGGTATCTCACAATATACAGGGCGATATTAAGATCAATATCGACCTAAGTTAGATATGTCGGTACAGCAGGGAATATGTACACAGACACTAACAAGGGGGTGGGGGCAAAACTGAACATCGTCAGATGACTAGTGATGTTACACAAACAACAGGGTTTAAAAAAAGCATTCGGTCGCAAGGACAGAATATTTTAGAACTTCCAAAAGGTACGTTAAACTATGGCTAAGCAAAAATTTACACATTTCATCCCAAGGGAAAAACCTAAGAAAAGGAAAGGTGTGCATACCAAAAGCCAAAACAAAAGTAAGAAACGTCAAAAGAAACAAACCAGGTATAAAGGACAAGGCAGGTAATGTGCGTTTTTATCTGCAACATATATTGCTAAATCTTAATTATGGTAAAAGACAAATTAAAAAATACTTGGTCAACTATTAAAGTTAAAGTTGAAGATACATTAGTATTTAAAGCTAATGATCCTAAAAATACAGAAGGTAGAGTTTCTCCTTTTAAAAAAGATTTCTATAAAAAACCGTACGGAAAAAAAAACAAGTAAGTTGAAAAAATATCTTAGGCAGCTACAGGTATTATCGCTTTACTACAGAGAAGGACTTGTAGGACTCTGGATAGGAT